TCACTCCTTAGCCGTGTGCCCCCACCAGACCACTTTCCCGATGATCGAGATGGCTTTGAGGTCAGCGCCCTGGCGCAGTTCCGGAGCGTAGTCCGGGCAATCCGAAACGAGCAGTATCTGGTCGGCCGTGGGGCGCTCGATCCGCTTGACGCGTGCCTCACCATTGTCCAACAGAGCGTAGATCGGGGAACGCCGTTGATCGCGCGTATCGCGCTTGCGCACAGGTGGCTCATTGGAGCGGGTGTCGATCAAGATCATATCACCCGGCCAGAGGCTCGGCTGCATACTGTCGCCATAAACACGCGCCAGTCTAACCGAGGATGCCGAGACGCCGATTTTCTTTAGCCAGTCGCGCCGGAACGCAAGGTGATCGATGATTTCCTCGCTGCCGTTTTCGGCGCCAACTCCGGCGGCGAGCATGGCATCGTGCAGGGGAATGTGGGCATATTGGCGACTGTCCAGGATTACCTGTTCGACAGCCTGAGTATCTCGTGGTGGCCCGATGTACAGCTCCAATCCGAGCGCATCGCAGACGGCTTGAGCACGATTAATAGTCGTTCCTGACTTTTTCCCTCCGCGAAGGATACTCCGCACTGCGTCCGCAGGAAGGTCAGCCGCCTTCTCGACGGCAAATGCATTTGTTTTCAGAGCCTTAAGTCGCTCCTCAACCTGCTTGATGAGTTGTTGTTCTGCATGTTCCACGAATCGGGGAAAATACCGAAAACAACGGCCATTGACTATCGGTAAAATCTCCGCTTTAAATATCGGAGTATTTTCCGATTGAGTGGCTGATGAACAAGAACTCCATCCTTAAAGTGGCTCAGGCTTACACCGCACACACCGGCCTGAAGTTCTCGACGGTTTCGACCTATGCCGCGAACGACGGAAAGTGGCTGCCGAACCTGAAGGCATCGCCTGCAAAGAGCTGTACGCTGCGCAAGGCCGAGCGCGTCCTCCAATGGTTCTCCGACCACTGGCCCGATGCCGACCTTGAATGGCCGAGCGACATCCCTCGCCCCCCAAAATCGAAGGAGGCCGCGTGATGCGCCTGTTTTCCCGCCTGCGCCTTGGCGTGGCGCGTTTCATCTGCCCGGAGTTAGCCGCCCTTGAAGAGAGGGTCACGCAGCTGGAAATCTACGTGCTCGGCGTGGAAGGCGCCGCGCGTGAATACATGAACATGGCGGCGCTCAACGATGCGTTTATCTCGGAGGTGTCGCGCGATGCGATCAGCGCAGTTTGGGGGGATTCTGCATGACGCCCTCAAACTTCCTGAGCTTTGCGGCAAAGACTTGGTTCTTTGCTTCGGCTGTTGGCAGCGCGGCCGCGAGGTACTGCGAAAGCCTTTCCGCTGCTTCTGGATCGAAATTCGCCAGCTCTCGAATCACTCCGAGTAGGGTGTATTCTATCGCTGCCAGTGCACCTGACTGCTCTTCTAACATTGCGGAAAGCTCTTCTGAAAGAGTGCCTGCCATTCGAATCGTCCTTGGGTTGTTGGGTAACTTGAGGATGAAGGCGCCGACGAGTGCTTGCGGCACTCGTCGGCGCTACCACTATATCATGTGGCTATCCTTCGGCAAAGCCAGAGGGGTCGCGTGATGTTCCCCCTCAAATCCGCCCTCCGCGCGATCACAGGCCGTCGCGCGTCCGAGCCCGCCAGGCCGCGCATCCTGCCACCACTCACCCGCGCGGCCTGGCGTTGGCTCACGGCGCCCGTTGCGATGCTGGCGGCGATGTGGGCGGCGGATACCCCTGATGACCAACCCGAAGGACGCGCGTCGGACGAAACCGCCGCTTCGGGCGCCTGCTCTGGCGGCGGGGACGAAACACCGTCGCCGGAGCCTTTTCGCCGGACCCTGCGCGTTTGGGTCGAGGATTTTATCGGTGCGGCCAGCCTCTTTGTCCTGGTGGCTGCGTTGTTCATCATAGGGAGCGCCATTCAATGAACCTGCACGCACAACCTGAGCGGCTGGGACAGCCGCCGTTGACGCCCGCCGAGCGGGTGGAGGCGTTGATCGACGCGATCACCCTGTACGAGATGCGCCGCCGCGAGGCGGAGAACTGGCTCGACGCGATGACACGCCTGGGAGAGAGACGCCTGGGCGATCCGCAGACCACGGCGGACCGAGCCTGGCACGCCGAATTGATCGAACGCCAGTTCAGGGCGCGCGAGGAACTGGTGGCGCGGGCGAAGACCCTCATGGCCGACGGGTTGCTGGAACGCTGCGCCGAGATCCTGCGCGCCGAGACCGCCGGGTGCCCCTGATGCATTTCGGCCGCCTGTCCACCAGCCCCCGGTTGCAGCGCACGCTTGCGGTGCTGCGGCGGGCCGGCGGCGAGATCAGCACCTACGAGCTGGCCCGCCAGGCGGACATTTGCGCGGTGAACTCGGTGATCGCCGAGCTGCGCGCGAACGGCGCGGAGATCACCTGCCGGCAGGAGGTCAGGGATGGCAAGCGCCGGTTTTTCTACACGCTGCTGAAGTCTCCGCCCCATTCGCCCGCAACCGCCACCTGAAGGTTCACACACCCGAACATGAGACGCTGGATGACCCTCTCCGAGATCGCCGAACTTGACCTTCCGGGCCTGCCGTCCTCCGCGCGGGGCATGGCAAAACGTGCCCGGGCCGAAGGCTGGGCGCGGCGGTCCGGTCTTTGCCGGCAACGCCAGGGCAAGGGCGGCGGACTGGAATACTCGATCGAGCTGCTGCCGGCAGAGGCCCGGGCGGCGCTGGTGGCGCGGGAGGGCGCCATCGAGATCGAGCCGGTGGTCGCGCTGGAGATCCGCGCGGACGATCCGCTCTGCGGGGCCGAACGCGAGCGCCGCGACGCCCGGCTGCACGTTCTGGCCATGTTCGAAAGCTTCCGGCGCGCCGGGGACATGTCCGTGCGGGATGCGCGCGTCCTTTTTCCCGCCGGCTGGAATGCTGGCGAAATCAGCGCTCCGCACTGGGTGAAAAACACGATCCCCAGTCTCTCGAAAAAGGCAATCGACAGCTGGCGAGCGATTCACCGGGACCATGGCCCCGACGCGCTGGGCATCGACCGCCGGGGCCGGCCGGCGATCATCGACACGGCGGCGGACGGCCGGGCCAAGGTGGCGGCGATCGCGGCGGTCGCCAAGAACGAATTTCTCACGGCCGAGCATCTGGGCGATTACCTTCAAACCCGCTTTGAGGGCGAACTGTCAGGGATCAGCACCCGCACCATTCAGCGCGCCCGCGCCCGGATCGAGGCCGACAACCGCAACGTTCTGATGAAGCTGCGCGATCCGGACGGCTACCGGTCCAAGGTCAAGGCCAGCGCGACCAACAGCACCTATGCCGCCGGGCTCAACGACCTCTGGCAGCTCGACGCCTCGCCGGCGGACGTGATGCTCAAGGGCAGGAAGCGGCACGCGATCTACATGGCGATCGACATCTGGTCGCGCCGCACGATGATCCTGGTCACCGACGCGCCCCGGGCCGACGCCGTTGCGGCGCTGATGCGCAAATGCATCCTCGCCTGGGGGGTGCCGGCGCGGGTCCAGACGGACCAGGGCAGCGACTTCATCGCCAAGGCCACCTCGCGGCTGATGGAGGCGCTGCGGATCGAGCATGACATCTGCGAGGCCTTCGACCCGGCGAAAAAGGGCAACGTCGAGCGCGCCATCAAAACCTTCCAGCACGATTTGCCGGTCTGCCCCGGCTTCATCGGGCACAACGTGGCGGAGCGCAAGCGGATCGAAAGCCGCAAGGCCTTCTCCCGCCGCCTCGGCATGCCCGACGAGGAGCTCTTCGACGTCGATCTCGATCTGGCGGAGTTCATCTCCTGGTGCGACACCTGGTGCGAGACCATCTACGCGCACAGCGAACACGGCGCGCTGCGCGGGTCCGCCAATACGCCCTTCCTGAAGGCGGCGAGCTGGACCGGCGAGGTGAAGCGCCTCGCGCATCCCGCCGCCCTCGATGTCCTGCTCGCCCCAGTGGCCGGCAAGGACGGTGTCCGCCGGGTCACCAAGCAGGGCATCAAGATCAACCGCGAATACTACCAGACGGTCGCCGCCTGGCCCGGGGACGATGTCTTCGTGCGCATGGACCCTGCGGATCTCGGCCGGGCCCATGTCTTCGGGCTCGACGGGGAGACCTATCTCGGGATCGCGCTCTGTCCCGAGCTGGCCGGTCTGGATCCGGCCGAGGTCGCCATGCAGGTCAAGGCGGCGCAGAAGGCGCACGAGCAGGAGGGGCTGGTCGAGATCCGCAAGGAGATGCGCCGGATCGGCCCGCGGGATTTTATGGATGCGCGGATTGCCCGGGCGCGGAAGCGGGCGGCGTCGCTGACCCGGCTCGATCGCCCGGCCGAGGATTACACGACGCCGGCGCTGGAGGCCGCGCGGCAATCCGTCGAGGACGCCCGGCCGGAGGTGCCGGCCTACACGCCGGAGGAGCGCGCCCAGGCCACCGCCGCCGTCGTGCAGATGCCGTCGCGCCCGGCGCAGCGCACCACGCCAGAACAGCGGTTCCGCCGCGCGCTCGCTCTGGAGGAGCGGATCGAGAACGGCGAGGCGATCGACGCCGACGACGAAAGCTGGCTTCGCGGCTATCGGCTCGGCGCGGAATACCGGGGCTGGATGAAGGTCTGGGAGCAACGAGGACCGGCGATGTTCGCCGGATGAAGGGGTGCCGCCCGGAGGAGGCAACCTCCGGAGCGGCGAATGTCAACGAGGAGTCAACGAGGACACTATGGCAGAGATCAGCAGTATGAACAACGGTGGAGGCATCGCGGCCCTGCGCAACGTCATGTCGATGGTGACGCTGGTGCAGAGGGTCGCGGATCGCGGCGCGATGCTGCCGGGCATGGCCACCTTCTACGGGCCCTCCGGGTTCGGCAAGACCACGGCCGCCACCTATGCGGCGAACGTCTACAATGCGGTTCACATCGAGGTGCGCTCGACCTGGACGAAGAAGACCTTCACCCAGGTCCTCTGCGAGGAACTCGGGCTGCCGGGGGGCCGCACCGTCGCAGACATGGTCACCCAGATCGCGCGCGAACTGAAGGGCACGCTGCGGCCGCTCTTCATCGACGAGGCCGACAATGCGGTCGATCGCGGTTTCCTCGAAATGATCCGCGACATCTACGAGATGTCCGACACGGCCGTGATCCTGATCGGCGAGGAGAACCTGCCGCGCAAGCTGGCCAGGTCGGAACGGGTCCACGGCCGGATGCTCGATTGGGTCGCGGCCCAGCCGGCGGTGATCGACGACGTGTTTCACCTGGCTCCGCACTATGCCGACGACGTCGAGATCGAGGAGGCGCTTGCGGACCAGCTCCTCCAGGAGTCGCGAAATTCGATCCGGCGGGTTTGCGTCAACCTCTCCGAGGTGCGCGAATATGCCCGCGAAACCGGCGCCGGCCGGGTGACCAAGAAGGAATGGGCCAAGTCCGGGCGGCGTTTCACCTCCGGTATCGCGCCGAAACCGCGGGGAGGTCTGTGATGGCCGCGACCGCAGGACGCCGCCCCGTGGATAGCGCGAAGGACAATCGCCAGATGGTCTGGGGCGTGATGCGCGACGCTTTCGAAAAGGGCGACGGATGGATGACCCTGACGGTGATCTCCGATCGTGCCAGAGTCCACCGCAAGACGACGTCCGACTACCTTTCCTGCCTGGTTGCCGGCGGCTACGCCGAGCGCAAGGAGGACGCGGCCCTTGGCTGCGCCACCTGGCGGCTGATCCGCGATGGCGGGCATCATGCCCCCCGCCTGCGCCGGGACGGCACGCCCGTCACCCAGGGCACCGGTGTCGCCAATATCTGGCGTTCGATGCGGATGCTCTCGAAGTTCAGCACGCTGGATCTGACGCTGCATTCCTCCACCCCCTCCGCCCCGGTTTCCGAGGCGACGGTAAAGGCCTACTGCACCATGCTGCTGGCCACCGGCTATCTGCGGGTGCTGCAAAAGGCCGATCCGGTGAAGGGACGCAAGGCGGTCTATCGGCTGATCCGGAACGACGGGCCGAAACCGCCCATGATCCAGCGCGTAAAGCAGGTGTTCGACCCCAATACGGGCCTTGTCTACCGCAAGGGAGAGCCGCAATGACCAGCCCGATCGCGATCGCGAAAGCCGCCTGGGGCGATCCGCTGCCCGACTGGATCGAGGTGCTGGCGCGCGAATGCGCGCGGACCACTCAAGCGAAGGTAGCCGCCAGGATAGGCTATTCCGGCGGCATGGTCTCGCAGCTTCTGCGCCGCCGCTACAAGGGCAATCTGGCCGCCGTCGAAAGCGCCGTGCGCGGCGCATGGATGGGGGCCAAGGTGAGCTGCCCCGTCATGGGCGCGCTGCCAACCGATGCCTGCCTGGAGTGGCAGAGGAAAGCCAGGAAGTTCGTGCCCTCGAACCGGCATCGCGCCCGCATGTACCAGGCCTGCCGGACCTGTCCGGTGAGCAAGGCGGAGGAGACATCATGAAAGTGGATATTCCCCGCCGTGAAACGGTCGTTGAACTGGCGTTGCAGGGCCATCCGCCGCGCGAGATCGAGCGGGAAACCGGCCTGTCTCGCCAGACGATCTATTCCGATCTCAAGGCCGCGCGACGCGCCGGCCAGCAGATCCCGCGGTTCGAAACGCGCGGGGTGCCGCGAGCCCGCCCGGAGCCGTCGGAGAGGCATCGCAAGGTGGTCGACATGGCCCTCGAGGGGACGCCGCCACGCGTGATTGCCGACCGGCTCGAACTCGCTCCAGAGGCGGTGCACTACGAGTTGCGGAACGCCCGGAAACAGGGGGTGGAGATCCCGCCGTTCCGATGTGGACGTAGCCCGAAGGAGTTTCGCACGCTGCGCATCGCACCGGAGGCCATGCGTCCGCTGGTTGCCCATGCGGACCTGCGGAGGATCCCGACCGTCAAGCTCGCAGAGCGCCTGTTGGAGTGCATCGCCGCCGACGACCTGGTCGACGCGGTTCTGGACGATGGAGCCGCCGATGGCTGAGAGTATGGATCCGGTCGAACTCGGGCGTCTTGCCCGAAGCGCGGTTGACAAGGTGGACCTGCACGGCAAGCGCGGCGTCACCCTTCTTTCCATGCAGGAGATCGAGGCGCTGGCGATGGTCGCCGTGCTTTCGGGTCTGCTGGCGCCGCGCGACGGCGCGGAGGCCGCGCCTCAAACCCCCAAGTTCAAGACAAGGAGAAAGAGCAGTGAGTGAGTTCGAACCCCACCCCGTTCCTGACGGTCGCATCGAGGCCAATGGCAAGACCTTCATGGCCGATGCAAAGGGCAAGCTGGTTCCGATCGAGCTGGTGAAGCCCGAAGACCAGTTGGAAGACGAGACCGTGCGCAAGGTGATCGGTTTCGCGCTGGCGCTCTCCGACCAGGTGGCCCGCTTCAAGGCGCACACCTTCGAGGACATCGGCGCCTTCGAGGCGATCCTCGCGCAGGAGTATGGCGCCTCGAAAGGCGGTGCCAAGGGCAACAAGACGCTGATGAGCCATGACGGGCTCTTCAAGATCCAGGTGCAGGTCTCCGACCACATCGACTTCGGCCCGCAGCTGCAAGTGGCCAAGGAGCTGATCGACGAGTGCCTCAATGAGTGGGCCGCCGACTCCCGGCCCGAGATCCGGGCGATCGTCACCCGCGCCTTCAACACCGACAAGGCCGGCCAGATCAACCGCTCGGAGATCTTCATGCTGCTGCGGCTGGAGATCGAGGATCCGCGCTGGCGCCAGGCGATGGAGGCGATCCGCGCGGCGATGCGCGTGGTGGGTTCCAAGACCTACGTGCGCTGCTACCAGCGCGAGACGCCCGAGAGCGGCTGGCAGGCGATCACCATCGACCTGGCGAAGGCGTGAGGGAGGGGGAGATGAGCGAAGACCACCACGACCAGGCGGAGGCCAACTATCGCGTCACCGCCGCCGAGTTGCGCCAGTTCGTCGAACGCTTTGAGCGGCTGGAGCAGGAGAAGAAGGACATCGCCGAGCAGCAGAGCGAGGTGATGGCCGAGGCCAAGGCGCGCGGCTACGACACCAAGGTCATGCGCAAGGTCATCGCGCTCAGGAAGCGCGACAAGGACGACATCGCCGAGGAAGAGGCGGTGCTGGAAATGTACAAAGAAGCCCTGGGGATGTAGCCATGACTCTTTTGAAAATCCGCGCCTTCGCGCCTGCCACCGCGGGCTCGGGTATTACCATCGCGCTATCGGAAACCAGGGCGGGTCAGTATGTCCGCCTCGGGATCTCCGAGCAGGCGCAGCGCAAATTCTTCGGCGGCCCCCTCGACCCCGAGAAGGACACCATCGCCATCACGATTTCGGACGATGCCGGCAAGACCCACCTGATGGGCCTTGCGGTGTCCGATACGCAGGATGCCGAGGCGCTGCAGATCAAGAAGAGCACGCGCGGCGCGATCGCGATCAAGCTGATGCCGTGGCGCCAGGTGCCGGCCGGAAAACTGCCGGCGCGCAGCATGATGATCGCCAACGCCCCGAAGACCGGTGAGGTCGTCGTGAAGATGCCCCAATGGGCCCGCCCGGAGCCGCGCAAGATCGGCCAGGGCAGGCCGTTGATGGAGTGAACCATGCTGGCGGTTCTGGAGTTCTACGTGTCCGGGTTCTGGACGTGGCTGGGCCTGACCATCGGCCTCGGCATCGTCGTCCAGGGTTTGTTTCTCATTGTCGCCGCCATAGTCGAGCGGCGCGAGTAGGAGGTCATCATGCCGAAATACGAAGTCGAGTTCGCCATGCGCGTCCACGGCAAGGCCGTGATCGAGGCGGAGGATGCCGACGCGGCCTGGGCGGCGGGCCGGGATCTGGAGCGGAGCTGCACGGCGCTTTCTTCGCACCAGCTCGTGTTCGGGGGAAGTGCCCTTCACATCCAAGGGGCCGACGCGATCACCAAGCACTACCTCGACGAGGTCGAGATGGTGCGCCTTGTCCCGGCGGCGGCGAAATGAGCGGTGTATTTTTCCTAAGTGGCAACCCCGACGAACGGCTTCGGTTGAAATCGTTCGGCGCGGTCACCAGGGGCCCGAAAACCACCCTCAAGATCGAACTGGAGACTGTGGACCCCCACGCGCTCGCCTTTGCTCTGAGTGAGCTGGCTGCGGTTCAGGAGGGTCAGAAGCCCCCGAAGCCTGCTGCACGCAAGCGCAGCAAAAAGTCGGAACCGCTGGCTCTGCCCGCACCCGCCCGTGCGCTTCCGAAACCCGACGGTGCGGGATGACCGGGCGCCCGCCGCCCCTCAGTTTTGATCAGGAGAAGGAGAAAGCCATGTCCACCATCGAAGAATACTGGCGGATCCAGTGGGAAATCGCCGTGACGGATGATCGCGAGCGCAAGCTTCCCGCGCGGCAGAAGGAGCTGCGCGCCCAGATGAAGCCTGTCGGGAGCGCATCGGAATGAGCCGGCTCACCGAAATCGACGTGACGCGCGCTGTCGCGGTGGTGGAGAGCCTGGGCGATGACGCCCCGGTCTCCGGAGGGGTAGGTGCCGTTCTGGCGCGCGGCGGCGGGCTTGGCTGGAGCGAAGCACAGGACAGCGCGCTCCTTTCGGCCGACCCGCGCGACGTGCCGGATCTCGCTCGCGAGATGGGGATCGCCTTGAGCACCGCCCAGACGCGCAAGGCGGCGCTGGAGGCGCGGGTCATGGAGTTGATGGGATGAGCCTGGCCAGCCCTCCCGCCGGCATGGCTGTCTATTCGCGCCAGCGCGCGATCGAAGAGGCCCTGGAGAAAGTATTGGATCGCGGTCCCGAAATGTTCGTTGGCCCCTGCGACGAGCCGGGCGAGCTCTGCGTTTGGGTGATCGACGGGCCGCATTCCGACACCCGCACCGGCCACCGCCTCAGCGATATCGCCCGCGAGCTGGAGGTGCTGCTGCCATGACCTCGCGCCCCCTTCAACGCATGATCTTCGTCGGCTGCAAGCAATTGGGTCTCGACGATGATGCGCGGCACGATCTCCAGCTTGCCGCGACCGGCAAGGAGAGCCTGTCGGACATGACCGAGGCGGAACTGGAGCTGGTGATCGCCCGGCTGAAGGAAAGCGGGTTCAAGCCCTTCGGAAAACCGGGTTCAAAGGCCCGTAAATCGGCTCCGCGGGCGGATCTGCGTTTCATCCATGTCATGTGGCGGCTGCTCGGCGAGGCGGGTGCGCTGAAGCGTCCGGGCCGGGAGGGGCTGAACGCCTTCATCCGGTCCCGCTACGAGGGAGCCTGGGATTTCGTCCCGATCGACGTCGATGCGCTGCGGAGGGCCGATCAGATCAAGGACGTAATCGAGGCGCTGAAGGACATGTGCCGACGCAACGGGATCGAGCTGGACCAATGAAGAAGCCCCTGCATCCCGTCACCGACCACGCTGTCGTCCGCTATCTGGAGCGGGTACATGGCGTCGACATAGAAGGGCTCCGCCGCCGGATCGGCCGCAAGGTCGACCTGGCGGTGAAAATGGGCGCCAACGGGGCGGTGGTGGGCGGCTTCGTCTACCGGATCGAGGAGGGCCGGGTGGTCACCGTGGCGCCTCATCGCCAGCCGGAGCTGCGCACGCGGCGCGGACAGGCCAAGGGGGGGCAAGGCATGATCACCCCCTGGCCCTTCGGCGACCTCACCCCGATGAAATACGGCCGGATCATCGCCGACCCCGCCTGGAAGTACATCATGCGTTCCGACAAGGGGCACGAGAAAAGCCCGGAGGCGCATTACGAGACGATGGGGCTGGACGATATCAAGGCCCTGCCGGTGTCGCAACTGGCCGGCCCGGACTGCTACCTGTTTCTGTGGTCGACCTGGCCGCACCTGCCGCAGGCGCTGGAGGTGATGCGCGCCTGGGGCTTCGCCTATGTCACCGGGGGATCCTGGCACAAGGTGACGAAGACGGGCAAGTCGGCCTTCGGCACAGGCTACGTGCTTCGCTCTTCCACCGAGCCTTTCCTGGTGGGAAAGATCGGGGCGCCGCTCATTGCCTCGCATTCGGTGCGCAACGTGATCCTCGCACCGGAGGAGATCCCGGACGGGATCGAGGCGATCCGGCGCGAGCACTCCCGCAAGCCGCCCCAGATGCGCGAGATGACCGAGATGCTGCTGCCGCGGCAGCATGCGGCCGAGCTCTTCGCCCGTGAGCCTTGGGAGGGCCATGACGTGTGGGGCAACGAGATCGGGAAGTTCGGAGAGGTGGAATGACGACTTATCCCTGCCCCCCCGCTCACATCGCGCCTTACGTCGAGGTTCTCGGTGTCTCCGCGACGATCGACTTCCTCTTGTCCTTCGGCGGTGCCGAGGTCTACCTCACCACCAATCCGAAAGGGCGTTCCGGTCTCGCCGAGATGATAGGGGCCGAGAAGGCCGTGGCGCTCGCCGAGGTGATTCCGAAAATGAAGGTGCGGGTTCCGATCCCGAAGCCCTGGATCGCGCGCTGCCTGAAATCCGAGGGCTTGTCCGTGGCGTCAATAGCGCGCAGACTGCATGTCGCGGACAATACCGTTCGCCGCTGGCTGGACGGCGGCGACGGGGATGGAGCGGCCGCTCCCGCAAAGGACTCCCGACAGCTCGACCTGTTCTGAACCGCTCCGCACATAGGTGTGGATGTATCGGGCCCGCATGATGCGCGACCCTGCCCCTGTCATCCGAGGCCTGCGCGCCCCGGGATCGAGAGCAGGTGTATGGATGCGGATCGTTTCTCACAGGGTCGAAGGCCTGGCCTACAATCAGGCCCACCACATCGGGGGAGAGATCTCTCCGGAGATCGTTATCCTGCATGACACCGCGGGGCGGTTGACCAAATTCAACTCGGCCGCCTATCTCGCATCGGACAACACGGCGAAGGCCAGCGTGCACTTCGTCATCGAGCGCGACGGCACGATCACCCAGCTCGTGCCGACGAACCGCCGCGCCAACCATGCCGGCCGGTCCAGCTTTCACGGGCGCGACTGGTGCAACGGGTTCTCGATCGGCATCGAAATCGTCAACCCCGGCAGGATGCAGCCGGTCCAGGGCAAACCGGGCTCCGGGCGCGCCTGGTGGGGCGAGGTCTTCGACGACGTCATCGGTGACGGTCTTACCTGGATGGAAACGCCGGCCCACGGCGCCGGCGTCTGGATGGCCTATCCCGAGGCCCAGATCGAGGCGCTGTTCGGGCTCTTGGAGGTGCTGTTCCGCGACATCGGCGGCCTGAAGGACATCACCACCCACTGGTACGTGAGCCCCGGCCGCAAGGTGGACACCAACCCGCTGTTTCCGCTGGAACACCTGCGCGCCCGCATCCTCGGCCGGGACGATCCGGCCGACCGGGAGGCCGATGACGCCTCCGTCGCGGTGACGGACGAGAAGACAGTGCAGATCGAAACCGGCGGCGACACCCTCAACCTGCGCCGCTGGCCCAGTTTCAACCCCAACGTCATCGCCACGATTCCGGACGGCGCTGTCGTGCCCGTCCTGCGCGACGGGGACTTCGGCGGCCGCCGTTGGCTGCGCGTCCTCTACGGTGGGCGCGAAGGCTGGATCGTCGCCCGCTACGCCGCCCCGATCACCTTCCAATCCTGAGGTTCCCATGTCCGAACTCTTCGCACAACTCTACCAGCTTCTCCTGCCCACGGTTCTTTCGGCGATCTCCACCGTCCTGGGGGTCCTGCTGATCCGACTGTCCGCGGTTGCCAAAGAGCGCTGGGGGATCGAGATCGAAGCGCGTCACCGCGAGGCGCTGCAATCCGCCCTGATGACCGGCGTCTCCAAAGCTCTCAGCCGGGGGCTGACCGGCGACCAGGCCGTCCAGGCCGCCGTGGAGCACGTCATGACCGACGGCGCGCCCGACGCGGTCGCCAAGTTCGGGCTGACGCTCGGAAAGGTCGCCAGCATGGCCAGGGCGAAGCTGCATGAAGCGGCGCGTGGCGCGCCGCCCGTTGCGGGCGGCGTGATCGCGAACCCGAAGCATTTTGGTTTCGCGGGACCCAAGAGCTGATGGACGCGACGATCCTCGATATCAGCCCGGCCGTGGTTTGGGTGATCGCGCTGTCGCAGCTGCTGACCTTCGCGCTGACCGTCTGGAACCTGGTGTCCTCGGGCAGCCGCGCCAATGCAAAAACGCTGGAGAAGCATGGCGAGGTCCTGACCAATCTCGAGCTCCGGGTGGCCGCCACGGAGAAAGCGCTGGAGGAGATCCCGCATCGCAAGGATTTCCACAGCCTCGAGCTCCAGATGAGCACTTTGCGCGGGTCGATGAACGTCCTGGCCGAGAGCCTGAAGCCGATGCAGGCCATCACGGAGCGGATGCAGGAGATCATGCTCGAAGCGAACAGGAAGTGAGGTAGCGCCATGATCGACCTGGGCGACATGGATCGCAAGATGCGCGAGGATGCGCGGCTGATCGTACTCAAGGCGCTGGCCGAGATGCAGCCCGACGAGACGCTCCAGTCGGGCTATCTTCAGGAGGCCATTGCCACCTATGGCGGCCTCCGGCGCGATCGCGACTGGGTGCATGACGAGTTGAACTGGCTGGCCGAACGCAGCGCGATCAAGGTGCGCCGCGCCGGCACCGTCATGATCGCCACGCTGCTGGAGAAGGGCCACCGCCACCTGCGGCGCGAAATCGTCATCGAGGGCGTCAAGCGTCCCTCCCGGCCGGAGAGCTGATCATGGCCGGGGGGAATCCGCGCCCGGGCCGAGGCCGCCTGTCGTCGATCGACCTGTTGCCGACCGAGGTCGACGACATCGTCGCCTGGGCCGCCGACGAACTGGGCAACCGGGATCGGACACAGGTCGATATCTACGGCGAGTTCGTCGAGAAGCTGGAAGCGCGCCAGGCGGAGTTCCGGGGCGAGCTGGAGTTCGACATCCCCGGCCTGCGATCCTTCAACCGCCACGCCATGCGGCTGGCCAAGATGTCGCGCATGCTCGACCAGACACGAGAGATCGCCTCGGTGCTGGCCTCGAAATACGACCCGAAAACCTCGGACGACCTGACGATCTACACCGCCGAGACGATCAAGTCGCTGGTGCTGCACATGATCCACGCCGCCGAGGGCGAAATCGGTCTCGGCCATGCGAAGGACGTCAAGGCACTCGCCGACGCGCTGCGCGCCGCGATGCAGGCCCAGGGCGTGTCGAGCGAGCGCCGGCGCAAGGCCGAGGCCGAGTTCGAGGCGAAGGTCAAGGAGGCCGTCACCACCGTCGGCCAGGCGAAGGGCCTCACGGCCGAGACCGTGGAGGCCATTCAGGCGCAGGTTCTGGGGGTGTCCACATGATCCGGGCGATCCATTTCCCCGACGCGCAGGAGTTCCGCAGCCGCCGTCTGCCGGGCTCGACGCATTTCGACCTGACGCAGGGCGGCGAGGGCGAGGCGGTGCTGTGGTTCTACTGCCCCTGCGGCTGCGGCGGGCCGGTGCGCATCCCGGTGGGCATTCGCCGCAAACCCGCCGGCAGTCCGAGCTGGATCTGGAACGGCGCGCTGAACGACCCCACGCTCGCGCCATCCGTCAACCGGCTCGACTGCGGCTGGCACGGCTGGCTGCGCGACGGCTATTGGGAGCAGGTGACATGATCCGGCGCCGCCGCCGCACCCCGGACGGGGGAAAGACGGCCGCCGCCCTGGCCGCCGCGATCGTCGTGATTTCGGTTGCCGCAGCGGTGATGCGGGACCGGCACGAGCGCGCGCTCCTCGATGGCGGGAATTGCACCAAGGTGACCGAGGCGCTCTATACCCCGCCGCCGAGCGCCCATACCCATTGCTCGGGCGAGGGTGCCGCCCAGTCCTGCCACACCTCCTATACCCGGGCCGATCCCTACATGCGCAGCCTCTGGCGCTGCACCGATCCCGAGCGGGACAACCGGACGGTCGAGTTCTGGCGGCGCACGGCGGAGGAGTACCGCCGGTGAACGACAGCCTTTCCATCTCCGACATCAAGAAGGCGCGCGGCGTCTACCGCTCGATCCGCCCGGACGGCTCGAAGCTGCCGCCGCGCCGCCGTTTGGCCACGGCCATGCGCGACGCGGTCTACGATCACAGGGGTCTCGGCGTTGCGCAGGGCGGCGTCAGGGTGACCTTGTCGATCGACACGGCGATCCTGATGTACCCGGATGCCGTCGATGCCGGATACCGCCTGGTCGGTGGTCCTCCGGTCGGGGGGGCAACATGACCGCCCCGATCTCCGCCAGGGAATGGGAACGCCAGCGGCGCGAGGCGATGGATGCCATGGGCGGCGTTGTGGCCCAGGTCGGCCTGCCCAAGGTGCTGCTGCCCTATCAGTCCGGGGTGGTGGCGCTGCTCAATTCGGTGCGCGATTGCTCGGCCCTCTTCGTCGAGAAATCCCGCCGGATCGGGCTGACCTGGGCGCTGGCCGCCTATGCCGTTCTGCGGGCGGCGCGGCAGCGCACCGCCGGCGGCATGGACGTGATGTACATCTCCTACAGCCGGGAGATGACGCGCGAGTTCATCGACGCGGCCGCCATGTGGGCGCGCGCCTTCAACAGCGCCGCCGGCGCCACCGAGGAGCTGCTGTTCGACCAGGGCGACGACGAGGGCGACAAGGCGATCCAGACCTTCCGCATCCGCTTCGCCAGCGGGTTCGAGCTGCTGGCGCTCTCTTCGGCGCCGCGCGGCTTGCGCGGCAAGCAGGGCGTGGTGATCATCGACGAGGCCGCCTTCGTCGACAGCCTGGCCGAACTGATCAAGGCCGCCATGGCCTTCCTGATGTGGGGCGGCCAGGTGGTGGTCTGCTCGACGCATGACGGGGTGGACAACCCCTTCAACCAGACGATCCAGGACATCCTGGCGGAACGGGTGCCCTACAAACATGCCCGCATCGATTTCGACGAGGCGCTGCGCGACGGGCTTTATGAGCGGATCTGCCTGGTCAAGGGCGAGGACTGGACGGCCGAGGCCGAGGCGGACTGGCGCGACAAGATCATCGCCTTCTACGGCGACGGTGCCGACGAAGAACTCTTCTGCATCCCGTCGGCCTCCTCGGGATCCTGGTTGCCCGGGCCGCTGATCGAGGCGCGGATGACGGTCGATGCGCCGGTGCTGCGGCTGGATCTGCCTGGCGACTACCTGCACCGCCCCAGGCTCGAGCAGGACGAGTTGCTGCGCGCGTTTCTGGACGATCTGAAGGAACAGCTCGCCGGCCTCGATCTGGGCCTGCAATATGCCTTGGGCTTCGATTTCGGCCGCGTGGCGGATCTTTCAACCGTCTCTTTGCTGGCCATTGAACAGCGGTTGAAACGGCGTGAAGCGCTCTCGATCGAGATGCGCAATGTCCCCGGCGACGAACAGAAGATGATCGTCGGCCTGGTGATGGAGCAGGTCAGGCACCGGCTGGTGGGCGCGGCCTTCGACGCCACCGGCATGGGCTGGACCGTGGCCGAGGACATGGGCCGCCGCTTCGGGCTGCGCGAGGATCCGGAAGGCGCCGGCATCGTCATGGCGGTGAAGTTCTCCGAGGAGTGGTACCGGCTGCAGATGCCGCCCCTGAAGACCGCCTTCGAGGACGACATGATCGCGATCCTGACCGATTCCGAGCACTTGACCGACCTGCGCGCGGTCAAGCTGATCCGGGGCGTGGCGCGGGTGCCCGATATCCGCACCGGTGAGAAGGGAAAGCGCCGCCACGGCGACTATGCCATCGCGCTGGCGCTGGCGCATTACGCATCGCGCATGCGCTGGGTCGAATACGGCTATCGCGGCGTCGGCGCCGAAGAGGACCGCGCCGGCGGCGACAGCGGCCGGATGCGCAACCGCCCGGTCCATGACGATGACGATTTGCGCAGCCATGGGCGGCAATGGTGGGACGGCCCGCTGGGCGCGGAACTGAGGGGGGCCCTGTGATGCTTTGCGCCCATGGCATCGAGAATTGCGGCACGTGCGATCCGGGTCTGCCGACGCCGAGGATCATCCGGCTTTCTGTCGGAGGCGTCGTTCAGCATTTCTACACCTGGTCGGACGCACCTCTCGGCGAACTCACGCTCGGCGATCTGAAACCCTATCCGGCGCTGGCCGCATGGGCATGGCTTGAAGGGCTACACCGCCCCAGGCCGGAAATTGAAGGAGCCTTGAATGGCCAGTAAACCGCAGCTCCTCGACCGCTGGGGGCACCCTGTCCGCCGCGAGAAGCTCAAGGCCGAGATCGCCGCGCCGACGCTGGGCGGGGTGCGTTCGCCGATCTCGGGATATCCCGGCGACGGGCTGAACCCGGTTCGGCTGGCCAATATCCTGAAGGCCGCGGACCAGGGCGATCCGATCCAGTACCTTGAGCTTGCCGAGACGATCGAGGAACGCGATCTGCATTACCTGGGCGTTCTGGCAACCCGCAAGCGCAGCGTCAGCCAGATCGACGTGACGGTGAAAGCGGCCAGCGACGATCCGGAGGACGTCAAGATCGCCGACACGATCCGGGACTGGCTGGAACGCGACGAGCTGACCGACGAGCTCTTCCACATCCTCGACGCGATCGGCAAGGGCTACAGTTTCACCGAGATTATCTGGGACAGCTCCGAGGGCCAGTGGCAGCCGGTCGAACTGAAGCGGCGCGATCCCCGGCATTTCCGCTTCATGCGCCACGATCTGGAAACCCCGGTTCTGATCGACGAGTACGGCCAGGAGCGGCCGCTGGAGCCTTTCCACTTCATCTATGGCCAGATCGCCGCGAAAAGCGGCCTGCCGCTGCGGTCCGGGCTGGCGCGGGTCGCGGCCTGGGCATGGATGTTCAAGGCCTTCACCCAGCGCGACTGGGCGATTTTCACCCAGACCTATGGCCAGCCGCTGCGCGTGGGCAAGTGGCATCAGGGCGCCACGGAGGAGGACAAGAACACCTTGTTCCGGGCGGTGGCCAATATCGCGGGCGACTGCGCGGCGATCATTCCGAACACGATGGAGCTGGAGTTCGTGGAGTCGAAAAACGTCTCCTCCTCCTCCGATCATTACGAGAAGCGCGCCAACTGGTTCGACCGGCAGGTCTCCAAGGCGGTGTTGGGCCAGACCGCGACGACGGATGCGATCGCCGGTGGCCATGCCGTGGGCAAGGAGCACCGGCAGGTCCAGGAGGACATCGAGACAGCCGACGCCAAGGCGCTGGCCGCGATCCTGAACCGCGATCTGATCCGGCCCTGGGTTCAGCTCGAATACGGGCCGCGCAGGAAATATCCCCGCCTGGTCATCGGCCGGGAAGAACCCGAGGATATCCAGAGTCTATCCGAGGCCCTGGGCAAGCTGGTGCCGCTCGGCCTCAAGGTGCAGATGTCCGAGGTGCGCGACCGTCTGGGATTTGCCGAACCGGATGCCGGCGCGGAGGTCCTGGGCGCCCCGAACCCCGCCGATCCAGGCCAATCTCCCCCTCCGGACGCCCCCACGGGGGACCCCCGGAAGCAGACTTCGATTTTTAAAGGGGTTTCCGGGAAATTTAAACGGGGGTCGGACGTCTCGGGTGTCACGGTGGCCCAGCAGTCGGAAAGCGCCTCAGCGGGCCTCTCAGCGCCTCTCCCGGTCGAGGCCGTTTTCGCCGATCGCCTGGTCGCGGAGACCGCCGGCGAGATGGCCGGCATGCTGGAGACCATTGGCGCCATCATCGATGCGGCGGACTCGCTGGAGGAGGCGCGCGAGATGCTGATCGCGGCCTACCCGGATATCGATGCGGGCGCCATGGGCCGGAAGATCGCCGAGGGCATGGTCGCGGCGCATGCGCTCGGGCGCGCCGAGGTGGCGGAAGACGATGGCTGATCTGGTCCGCGCCTCGCTCGGGCGTCCCTTCCCCGAGCAGGTTGCGGCCCTTCGGCTGCGCCTGGGCAACCTGGTGCCCACGGCGCGTTGGGACGATATCGAGCGCGCGGCGCATGACAGCGGATTTATGGTGGCGGGCGCGACGAAAGCGGATCTGCTGGCCGATATCCTGAAGGCGATCGACCGCGCCGCCTCCGAGGGGACCACGCTCAGGACCTTCCAGAAGGACTGGAAAGCCATCGTGGAAAAGCACGGCTGGCACGGCTGGACCGGCGAGGGCAGCAAGAAAGGGGAGGCTTGGCGCACCCGGGTGGTGTTCCAGACCAACATGGCGGTGTCGCGCGCGGCGGGGCGCCTGGCCCAGCTGCGCGACGGGAACTTCCCCTTCTGGGTTTACCTGCACGGCGGGTCGCGGGAGCCGCGCGTCAAACACCTGGCCCTGCATGGCGTCGCGCTGCCGCCGGAGCATCCCTTCTGGAAAAAGTGGTATACGCCCAACGGCTGGGGCTGCACATGTTGGGTGGCTGGCGCGCACTCGCCCGCCGGCGTGCGCCGCCTGGGCGGGGATCCGGACAAGAAACTGCCGGACTGGTGGGACAGGATCGACCCCAAGACCGGCGCGCCGGTCGGGATCGACAAGGGCTGGGATTACATGCCGGGCGGCACGGTCTCGCAGACCATCCGGCAAATGACGCAAAAGGCGGTGAACTGGGACTACAGTCTGTCGAACGCCTACATGCGCGAACTGCCGGCCGAACATGTCGATGCCTTCTCGCGCGGCTATCGCGATCTGCCCAGCCAGGCGACGGACATGCGCCGCTGGGTCGAGCGCGTCCAGGGCGCAAGGAACGGCGCGCCGATCGATCCCAGGGTCGTGGTCGAGCCGCAGAAGACGCTTGGGCTCGCGACCTCGGATCACAAGCGGCGAATCGAGGATCTGGCGAACCTCGACCTGGGCCAGGCGCGGTACGATTTCACGGTCGATACGCACTCCGTCAAACATGTGATCCGGCGCCACTCCGATCCGGCGGTCGAAGAGACGCGCGGCCAGCGAGTGGTCACGCCGGAGGACTTCGGGCGCCTGGGGGCGCTGCTCAACGCGCCTGACCGCATCGGCTTCGCCGATCGCGTTCCCGGGCGCGGGCCGGTCATCCGCTTCGAGAAACGGTTCGAGACCGGGCTTCTGGTCGCGCTTTTCGAGGTGCGGACCGGGCGCCGCCGCCTGTCGCTCGTCACGATGTGGGTGGAGCTATGATCGGCGCGTCCCCTACCATACGCCCTGGACGTTCCCGCATCCCGAATGCGGTGGTCGCGATGCCCGCGCCGACAATGGGAACATAGCGATGTTCGCGCTCGAATTGAAGGATGAAGATCTCGACGCCGCGCTGGCCCGTCTCCGGGAGGGGCTGGAGGACATGTCCGAGGTCACGAACGAGATCGGGACTTCGCTGGCGGCATCGCACAAAGAGCGTATCTGGCGTACGCTGGGGGCGCCGGACGGCACCGCCTGGGCGGCCAAGTCCCCCTTCACCCGGTCCAAAGACCCTCGGCCCCTCTATGACACCGGCGAGATGTCCAACAGGATCAATCACCAGTATGGCCGGGACTATGCCGAGGTAATCGCCACCGGCGAGCAGGTCAGGACCATGCAGTTCGGGGCGGCGAAGGGCGCGTTCGGCAATACGAAGTCCGGGCGGCCGATTCCCTTCGGCGATATCCCCGCACGCCCCTTCGTGGGACTTTCGGACACCGACCGCTCCAACATCGCCGAGGCGCTGCAGGAGTGGGTCGAGCGGCTTGCGCATGGTTATTGACCGTGCCCCCGATCCCGGGCCAGTGTAGGGGCCATCGCTTTCCCGCATGACCGGCGCCCGATCCGCACATAGGTGTGGATGTATCGCTTGCGGCCGATCCGCGATGATCGGGGTCATGAGCAAGAACACCCCGCATATCGCGCTGATGCAGGCGCAGGATTTGCCGCCGGCGGATGCCGGCGCGGTGCCTGAGTGGATCCACCTGATCCCTGCCGGCGTCGAGATCATGACCCAGGACAAGCGCGGCCCCTACCGCGTGATCGACCCGCAAGCCGTCGTGTCCTCGCTGAAGCCGGGCCAGAAGATCCCGATCGACGAAAACCACGCCATCGACTGGGCCGCCCCGCGCGGAGAACCATCGCCGGCGCGCGGCTATATCGTCGAGCTGCAGGCGCGGGACGATGGCATCTGGGGCCGTGTCGACTGGACCGAGGCGGGACGCTCGCTGATGTCCGACCGGGCCTACCTGGGGATTTCGCCGGCCATCGTGCACGACGGGAAGAAGACCGTCCTCGGCGTGGCGCGGGCATCGCTTACCAACAAACCGAACCTTGCGGGGCTGACCTCGCTTCATATGGAGACCGACGACATGTCCTTTGCGGCTGTGGCCAAGGCCCTTGGCCTGTCCGATGACGCGGGCGAGGATCAGATCCTCACCGCCATCGGCGACCTGAAGAAACCGGCGGAGACCGAAACCGCGCTGCAGTCGCAGATGGGCGAGATCGGCGTGGCCCTGGGCGTCGCGAAAGATGCGGCACCCGATGTGATCCTGGCCGCGGCCAAGACAAAGACGGCGGCGACGCCCGAAGAGATCGTGGCGTTGCAGACCGAGATGGCCGAAATGGCCACCGAGCTGAAGACGCTGAAAGAGGGCACCGCCCGCGAGAAGGCCGAAGGCTACGTCGACGGCGAGATCAAGCGCGGCCGCGTCGGCCTGAAGCCGGTGCGCGAGCGCTACATCGCTCTGCACATGTCGGACCCGGACGGCGCCAAGGCGCTGATCGAGGCGATGCCGCTGCTCGGGCCGGACAGCCGCACCGTCCTTCCCGCACAGCCGGTCGCCAAGGGCGAGGTCGCGCTGCAATCCGAACAACAAGAGGCCGCGCGGCTCCTTGGGATCGATCCCAAGGACTATGCCGAAGCGGTCAAGGCTGACAACCAGGAGACCCTCTGATGACCGCGCTTTCCGCAAATCGCAACACGCCGCAGCTGCTGTCGCCCGCCCCGGCGCCCCGTCACGGCGCCATCGCCGCCGCGCAGCTGATCTACGCCGGGGCTCTGCTGATGCGTGACGCCACAGGCTACCTGGTGAAGGGCTCGACCGCCACCGGTCTGATCGGCGCCGGCCGCGCGGAGGCCTATGTCGACAACTCCGCCGGCGCCGCGGGCGATGCCGTCGTCGAGGTCGCCGAGGGCATCTTCCGCTACGCCAACTCGGCCGGCGCCGATGAGATCACCATCGCCGACATCGGTCGGGCCTGCTACGCGGTCGACGATCAGACCGTGGCCAAGACCGATGGCACCGCCACCCGCAGCCCTGCCGGCACCGTCCACGATGTCGATGAGTGGGGCGTCTGGGTCCGCTTCGATCCCGCGCTCACCATCGCTGTCCTTTCCTGAGAGGTCTGACCCATGAAACTCACGTCCGCAAACCTCGACGCCCTGCGCGTCGGCTTCAAGAAACACTTCCAGGACGGCTTCGATATGGAGGCCGGCCGGGATGACTATCTGAAGATCGCCGAGGTGGTCCCTTCGACCGCCGGCGAGGAGAAATACGGCTGGCTGGGCGAGCTGCCCGGCATGCGCAAATGGGTCGGCGATCGTGTCGTGCATGCCATGGAAGAACACGACTACTCGATCAAGAACGAGGATTTTGAGCTGACCGTCGGGGTGGACCGCAACCACATCCAGGACGACACGCTGGGCACCTACAGCACGAAGTTCAAGGTGCTCGGTCGCGCCGCGGCGCGTCATCCCAACGAACTGGTGTTCGGCGCGCTGCTGAACGGCTTCGCGACCGAGTGCTATGACGGCCAGAACTTCTTCGACACCGATCATCCGGTGAAGGACAAGGACGGCAACACGATCAACACCGTGGCCAACACCGACGGCGGGGCGGGAACGCCCTGGTTTCTGCTGGCCACCAACGCGCTCATCAAACCGATCATCTTTCAGGACCGGATGAAGCCGCAGTTCGTCAGCAAGGACGGCGCGACCGACGATAACGTCTTCATGCAGAAGAAGTTCATCTATGGCGTCGATGCCCGCCGCAACGTGGGCTACAGCATGTGGCAATTGGCCTGGGGCTCCAAGCAGACGCTGGATGCCGCCCATTACAAGGCCGCCCGCGCCGCGATCGGCGGCATGAAGAACGACTACGGGCAGCCCATGGGCATCAAGCCGAACCTGCTGGTGGTGCCGCGGTCGCTGGAAGGTGAGGCGCTGGAACTGCTCAACGCCGAACGCAACGCGGCCGGCGCCACCAACGTGTGGCGCAACACGGCCGAGCTCTTCGTCTGCGATTGGCTCTGATCATGGCACGACGCAGCACTCAGAAGCCCAAGGCGACCGACAAGGATCGGGCCGCCGAGGTCGCCGAATCGAAAGCCGCAGCCGACACTGCTCCGGCAGGGGCGGCCGCGGCGCCGACCGGCGCCCGGGACAACGCCTCCGCCGACGCGGGCGGCGCGACCGGCAAGGATACCCAGGGGGCCGGCGACGCGGGAAATCCTGCAGAGGCCCATGCAGCCACTCCCGCGGATCAGCCGCAGGAGCAACCCGGCGGGGGTGATGATGGGCATGCCTTAGCCCCCGCCGGCGATCAGGACCAGGCCGAGGCCGCCGCGGCTGCGATTATCTCCGGTGCCGGCGAGACCACCAGCAAACCCGAGGAAACCGGCCCGGCCGTGGACCTGGTGGTGCGCATCACCGGCCCGAAGAAAGGCCGCTGGCGGATCGGGCGGCGGTTCGACCGGACCCCGGTGGAGATCCCGGTGAGCGAGATCACCGGAGATCAGGCCGAAGCGCTCAAGGCCGACAAGACGCTGACGATCGAGATCGTTCCGGCCTCCTGAGATCAGCTCCCCGGTCCCCCACCGGATGAGCCCAAGCCCCATGGTCCCGGCCCGCGGGACGGGGCCTGCCCGGGGGCATGACGGCGCCCCCGGGATCACCGACACACCGCGAGAGCACCGATGACCTACGCCACCCTCGATCAACTGACCGACCGCTACGGCGAGCAGATGCTCGTACTACTGACCGATCGCGGCGCGGTGGCCACCGGCACGATCGACGCCGATGTGATTGCCCGGGCGCTCACCGACGCCGATGCGATGATCGACGGTTTTCTGAAGGGCCGCTATGTCCTGCCGCTGGCCGAGACGCCGCCGCTGCTGTCGGATCTGGCCCAGATGATCGCGGTCTGGAAACTGCACCGGCACGCCCCCGACGAGAAGATCGAGAAGGACTACAAGGAAGCCATGGCCATTCTCGACCGGATCGGATCTGGAAAGGTCAGGCTGCCGGTTGCCGGGATCGAGCCGGCGGCCGCGCCCAGTAGCGGCGTCCGCCTGACCGATCGGGAGCGCCCGCTCACCGCAGAAAATCTCAAGGGGTTCATCTGATGGACCTCGCGCCGGTCATCGCCCGCATCGAGGCCCGCGTGCCCGCGCTGTCGGGCCGGATCCGTGCTGCCGAGGACTACGTCTCGCTGCTGCGTCAGAAAAGCATAACCTCGGCCACCGGCGGCGCGTACGTCATGCCGGCCGGCCTGCGCGGCGGGCGGGCCGTGGCCGCGACCGGCGCGTTTGTGCAGGACATTGACGAGGTGATCGCCGTTGTCATCCTGGTGCCCGCCCCCAGCAAGGGCCTGGGCCGGCAGGGCGATACGATCGACGCGCTGATCGGCCAGGTCATCGGGGCCGTGGCGGGCTGGACGGCGAACGACGAGGTCGGGGTGTTCCAGCTGCTGCGCGGGGCAATGATCAACCTCGGCGACGCCATGCTCGCCTATCAGATCGACTTTTCCATCACCGACCAGCTGAGGATCCAGCCATGACCAGCAAACGCGACCCGCTGCCCAGCGGCGGCGGCAGTTTCGTCCGCCAACCCGGCGGCAAGCTGATGACCGCCGACGCGGCTGCGAAAGCCGCCGAAGAGGCCACCGAGAAAGTCACCGAAAAGGCCGCTGCAAAGCCGGTGAAACCGACCGTGAAGGAGGGCTGAGATGCTCGCGCCGAAGATCTGGAAAAAGAAGGTCCTGCTCGCGAAGGTCGAGACGACCTACGGCACCGACGCCGCCCCGACCGGTGCCGCCAATGCCATCCTGGCAACCAATGTCCGTCTTTCGCCGATGGAAGGACAGGACGCCAACCGCAACCTCGAGCTGCCCTATATGGGGGCCCAGGGGAGCATTCCGACCGAGTTGCACAGGAAGCTGAGCTTCCATGTCGAGGCGACGCCCTCCGGTTCCGCCGGCGTCGCGCCGGTCTGGGGCACGCTGCTGCGGGGCTGTGCCTGTGCCGAGGTCATCGTCGCCACCACCTCGGTGACCTACAATCCGGTGACCGACGCGCACGAGTCGATCACCCTCTATCTCCAGGTGGACGGCACCCAGTTCGCTCTGAAGGGTGCGCGCGGCACCTGCACCTTCCGGGTCAATGCCCAGGGCATTGTCTACCTGGAGTTCGAGTTCACCGGGCTCTATTCGCCCGCCACCGAAACCCCCAATGCGACGCCCGACCTGGCTGCCCAGCTGGCGGCCAAGCCCAGGGTTGCGTCGACCGCCAACACGCCGCTCTTCTCGATCGATGCGGTCGATCTGGTGATGAACAGCTTCTCGCTGAACTTCGGCAACCAGGTGGAGCCCAACTTCGAGGTCGGCGCGGACGCCATCGAGATCACCGATCGCTCGGAGATGATCGAGACCTCCGTTCGCGCGGTGCCGCTGACCACGCTGGATCCCTTCGCCCTGGCCGAGGCCATGACCGGGGTCGAGGTTCTGCTGACGCATGGCGCGACGGCCGGGCGGATCCTGGCGCTGGACGTGCCGGGCGCCCAGTTCCAGCGGACCCAGAGCCTGGAAAACGACAAGAACATCGTGCGCTGGCCGCTTCGCCTGCAGCCGCAGCCGGTCACCGGCAACGACCAGTGGACCCTCACCCTCACCTGAACCGAAAGGCCCCGACATGATGAAGAAAGTGAAGAACCCGACCTTCTCGCACAAGGTGAAGGTCAAGCGCCCCGTCGACGGCGGCTACAAGGAAGAGGCCTTCACCGGCCGGTTCGTGGCCCTGTCGATCTCCGAGGCGGGCGGCTTCGACCTGATGACCGACGCCGGCACCGAAGCCTACCTGAAACGGATCTTCGTGGGCTGGGGTGACGACTATGTCGGCGAAGACAACAAGCCGGTGCCCTACAGCGACGAGGAACGCGACGAGCTGATCGACGATCCCGTCATCCGCATCGCCATCCTGAACACCTACAACGGTGCGCTGATGGGGGTGAAGCAGGGAAACTGATCGCGGCCGGGGCGGCCTGGGCGCGGGGTGAACTGTCAGGGTCCGCGCCCGACGAAGCCGAAGCGGACGCCGCATCCTGGGGCATCGAGTTGCCGGAAGGATGGGCCGACGCGACAGGCTTCGAGATCTGGGAAGAGCATCTGCCCGCATGGGATGCCTTTCTCGCCGTCGACGGCCAGTGGCGCGGGGTGCCGCGCGGCATGGGCGGGGTGCGCTGGATCGGGCTCGACTACACGGCGGTGAAGGTCGGGCTGGAGTTCGCCGGCATCGCCATGACGCCGGAGATATGGGCGGATTTCCGGTTGATCGAGGCCGGCGCCTGCGAGGAGTTGAACAGGGATCAATGACGGATGTCGGGTGAGATCAATATCTCGGTTCTGCTGCGCTTCATGGCCGAAGAGGCCCGGCGTCAGATGGCCGGAACCAGCGCCGACCTGAAATCCCTGGGCGCCGCGGCGACCGACAGCGGCGGCAAGACATCCGCCGCGGGCCAGTCCTTCGATCGGGCCGGGGCAGCGGCGCGCTCCGCCGCCGCCGGCGCCGATGCCGCCGGCCTGTCGCTTGCCAATACCACCGGCGAAGCGGCCAATACCGCCGCCCAGATGGGCCGGGCCGCGGTTTCGACCGCGGGCGCGCGCGATGCGCTCGCCGGGCTTGCCTCGGCGAACGCCGCGGCGCTGCAGCCGGTTAACGTGATGACCTCCGCCATCGGTGCCCAGGAAACCGCCATGCAGCGCGCCGTCGCCGCCTATGCGGGGATCACGGGCGGCGCCGAAAGCGCCTTTGCCGCCCAGCTTCGGCACGGCATGATGCTCGATGACCTGAAGGCCAGGTACAACCCGCTGTTCGCCGCCAGCCGCCAGTACGAGATGGAACTGCGCGGCATTGCCGAGGCCGAGAAGCTGGGCGCGCTTTCGGCGGCCGAGGCCGCGGCGGCCCGGGATCGCGCGGCCGCCGCGCTGCGCCCGATGCCCGGGCTCGTCGGCCAGTACGGCGCGGCGACGGGCATGGCGGCCGGCCACACCGCCAACCTCTTCGCGCAGTGGAACGATATCGCGCTCATGATGGCGGCGGGCCAGAACCCGTTCCAGCTGGCGCTGCAACAGGGCACGCAGGTCAGCCAGGTCCTGATGATGATGGGCGGCGGCACCAGGGCGCTGAAAGCGCTCGGCACCTCTTTCCTGGCGATGCTCAACCCGATCAGCCTGGCCACCATCGGCATCATCGCCTTCGGCGCCGCCGGCGTGCAGTGGCTGATGAGCCTGGGCGGCGAGACCCGCGGCTTCGACGACGAGCTGAAGGATCTGAACACGACGCTCGGTCGCACGCGGACAAATCTCACCCTTCTGGCCGACCGGCGCCTGGAGCAGAAGTTCGGCAATATGACCGGCGCCGTGCGCGAGCTGACCCAGGGGATGCAGGATCTCGACCGGGCGGCCCAGCTCCGGCAGTTCGAAGCGGTCTTCGACAAGTTCCTGGGCGAGCAGACACAGGAAAGCTGGACGCAATGGACCAAGCGCAGCCTTGGCGTGGGCCTGACAGGCGCGCCTGACAGCGCCGGCGGTCGGTTGAGCGCGCAGATGCAGCAACAGGCGATGGCTGCCAACTATGCATCTCTTGGGGCTGCGAACAGCTTCGCGGACTTCCAGCGGCGCATCGCGGAGATATCCGGGCTTGCCGCCAAGGGCGATGTCGAGGGGGTCACCCGGCAGCTGGCCGAACTGCAGCGGGTCATGACCGACGGCGGCCAGGCCGAGGGTCTCAAGCAAGAGCTGCACGATCTGCTGGCCGAGCTGAGCGAAGCGGCCAAGAAAACCGCCGAGGCGGAAGCCCTGCGCAACGGCACCGCACGGGCCGCCGAGATCGCGCAGCAGACCGACCGGCTGGTGCGCGGCTACACCCAGCAGGCGCAGCTTGCGCAGGCGATGGCGCTTCATGGCGAGCACAGCGCGCAGGTCGAGGAACTCCGCGCGCGCCACGCCCGCGAGGCGCTGCGCATCAAGCTCGAAGAGATGGGCGCAGACGCGGCCGGCTTCGAGGCGACGCGCGCCTGGGCCGCCCTTGAGGTCCAGCTCGCGGCCGAGGCGGATGTTGCCCGCCAAAGGCGCAAGAAGGACCGGCAGGAGGTCTTCGACGGGCTGCGGCGCGAGGCGGAGCTGTCCGAGGCGATCCTTCAGTTCGGCGCGGATGCGTCCGAGGTCGAGGCCACCCGCGCCCGTCACGCCCGGGAGGTGCTGCGCGCCCGGCTTCAGGAAAAGGGCTGGATGCCCGGGATGATCGCCGATGCGATCGCTTTGACCGAGGCCGAGCAGGCGCGCCAGCAGGCCATCAAAGGGGTGAACGCCCTGCGGGACAGCAATCGGGAGCTGGACCGGCTGCGGCTGGAGGCATCGCTGATCGGGCAGAGCGAACAGGCCCGACGCCGGGCGCTTGCCACCTGGGACGCCGAACTGGAAATCCGCCGGCAGGGGCTGGACGTCGCCAGCGCCACGGCCGAGCAGCTGCGCCGCAATGCCGTGCTGTCGGCGGACTGGCGCGCCGAGATCGACCGTGTCGCCGAGGCCTGGGACCGGGTGGGCGAGGCTGGCGAGCGCGCCATCGACGGGGCCATCGATCGCCTGACCGAAGGCGACTGGAAAGGGGCGCTGTCGGAGATCGCGCAGGAGATCGGCGACACCTTCAAGACTTTGGCGCTCAAGAACCCGCTGAAGAACGCGCTGCTGGGCACCGACTATGCGACCCTTGCCGATGTCGGCGGCCTTGGCGGCATCTGGGATCGCCTGACGGGCAAAGCCGGTCCGCGCGCGATGCAGGCCACCTCCATGGCGGTCACCACGCCGATGGTCACCCTAAACGCCGGGGGAATCGCCGGGTTCGGAGCGGGCCTCGGTGCCGGATCTGGCGCCCGGGCGGGTGGCGGCGCCATGGGCTTTGCGGCCGGCGCGGCGCCGGGCAGTGCTGGGGTTCAGTCGCAGGTCTGGAGCTTCTTCGCCCGCAAAGGCCTGGCGCCCCACCAGATCGCCGCGATCATGGGCAATATCTCGGCCGAGAGCGCCTTCAACCCGTTCGCGGTCGGCGATGCGGGAACCTCCTTCGGGTTGTTCCAGCACCACGGCAGCCGTGGCCAGGGCCTGCTGTCGGCGGGGGGCGGCATGGGCGGGCTGGGCGACATCGGCGCGCAGCTGGAATTCGCCTGGCGCGAGCTTCTCACCTCCGAAAACGGGGTTCTCAAGCGGCTGATGGCCGCGCCGGATCTCCACTCGGCGACACAGGCCTTCGTCGGCTTTGAGCGCCCGGCGGGATGGAGCGCCGGCAACCCGACCGCGGCGATGCACTGGCAGCAGCGGCTGGCCTCCGCCGAGGCGGCCATGGCGCGGTTCGGCGAGACCACGGCGATCGCCACCCAGGATCTCGGCACCTTCGGCGCCGGCGCCCAGCAGCTCGGCACCGGGCTTCAGGGCTTCGGCAGCTCGATCGCCTCGCTGATCCAGGGGATCGGGGCGCAGCGCGGGATCGGCGGGACCGTCGTGGGCACCTTGCTGACCAGCATCGGATCAGCGATCGGGATCCCTGGGTTCGCGGGCGGTGGCGCGACCGGCGGCTCCGACCCGTCGCGTGTTGCGGGCCTCGTGCACGAGGGCGAATATGTCTTCGATGCCGCGGCCACCTCGCGGATCGGAGTCGGGAACCTCGAAGCGATCCGCGCCGGCGCGATGCGCGGCTATGCCAGCGGGGGCTACGTGCGCTCGGCGACGCCCATGCCGATGCCCGCGGTTCCGGCCGCCGCGGCCGCGGGAGTGTCGGACTCGGGCGGCGGGCAGTCGGAGCGGAAAGTCGTCTTCGAGCTGAATGTGTCCGGGACCGGGAACTCGGAGGTCAGACAGGGCGTTGAAATGGCCATTAACGCGGCTTTCGACACCTTCACCCGCGATGTGCTCACCGATCGGGTCCGGATGATCGTGAACGACAGGTGGGCGAGCTGATGGCCTATTCCTACCCGCTGCCGCTGGCGGATTTCATGGACGTCCTGCCGGTCCAGTCGATCACCTTCGACCTGCCCGCCGCGGCCGAGATATCGAAAACCCAAGGCGGCGAGATCCTGACGGCCGCGCTCGGTGCCCGGCTCTGGCAGGGCACGATCAAGCTCGACAGGATGAAGCTGGAGGAGGACGACAATGCCAGTGCGATGCTCGACGTGGCCCGGCAAGCTGGGGCATCTTTCCTTGTCACCGACAAGAAGAAGCCCTGGCCACGGGGGGATTTCGGGGGCACGGGCCTGGCTTCCGCAACCCCGACGATCGCAAGCATTTCGGCCGACACTCGGGAACTGGGCCTTGCCGGCCTGCCGCCGGGCTATGTGATCCACCGTGGCGATTGGCTGTCCTTCACCTACGGAAGCAACCCCCTGCGCTACGCGCTGCACCGGGTGGCCTCAGGTGCCGCCGCCGACGGCGCCGGGGGGGCGGGCCCGATGCAGGTCAGCCCGAACATTCGTGCCGGTGCCGCAGTCGGAGCGGCGGTCACGCTGCGCAAGGCGGTATGCAAGGCGATCATCGTTCCCGGGTCTGTCGATATGGGAACGCGGGCGTCGAGGTTGACGACCGGCGTGCAGTTCAACTGGGTCCAGACCCTGAGGTAACCCATGCGCAGCTACGACGTCACCACCGCGGCCTACATGCAATCCAGGGGGTCCTGGCTTGCGCATCTCCTGGTCTGGATCTCCGCGGTCGATCGCGTGACCGGCGCCCTGGAGGAGATCGGCTTCTGGACCGGCGCCGATCACACCGAATTCACGATTGGCGGGACGTCCCGCACCTATTATGGCGCGGGCTCCATGATCAAGGCGGATCCGATCCGGCTTCGGACCGGCCTGACCGTCAGGACGCAACGGCTGATGTTCTCCCAGGTGGCCCCGGAACTCCAGCAGGCGATCCGGGGCTATGACGCACGGCACAAGCCCGTTGAAATCCACCGCGCGCTGTTCGACCCGATCAGTGAGCTTCTGGTCGCGGAGCCGCACCTGGTTCTGCGGGGATACGTCGATCAGGCGCAGGTCAAGACGCCCGCGGAGGGTGGAGAAGGGTCGGTCGAACTGACAATCGCCACAGCCGCCCGGGCGATGACGCGAAAATCCGGCCGAAAGCGCAGCCATGCCACGCTTTCCGCCCGCAACCCCGGCGACGACTTCCGGAAATACGCCTCCGTGGCGGACAAGGTCGAAGTGGACTGGGGAAAATGATGCTGCAACGTCTTCCGGATTGGCAGCCTCGCCTGCGCAGCTATCTGAGAGGATGCACCGGCAGGCCCTTGGTGCCGGGTCAGCATGATTGCTGTCTCTTCGGCGCCGGCGCTGTCGATGCCCAGACCGGGGTCGACCTCGCGGCCGGCTGGCGTGGACGTTACTCCACGTTTTCCGGGGGCTACAGGATCCTGCGGAAGGCGGGATACGCCGATCATGTCGCCTTGATCGCCGCTCACCTGCCCGAGGTGGCGCACAACGCGGCCCGTGCCGGAGATATCGCCATCGTGCCGGGCGAAGACGGTGATGCGGTCGGCGTGGTCCAGGGCGAGGCCGTCTATGTGCTGGCGCGCGATGCCCGCCTTGCGCTCGTCCCGATGGCGCCCGTCTTCAGTGTCTTCCGCGTCGGAGGGGATGTCTGATGCCCCAGGCGGTGCCATTCATCGTCGGTGCCTTCGGGTTCGGAGCTGGCGCCTTCACGGTTGGATCGACCGCCTTTGGCGCCTGGGCGGCCGGGGCGGCATTCGGCTCCACCGTACTCGGCAGTGTTCTGACGAAACTGGTCACCACGGTGGCGATCTCGGCGCTGCAGGCGGCCTTGACGGACAGACCCGGCCAGAGTGGCGGGATCACGATCGAGACCACGCTGCGGGGCGAGCAAAACCCGGAGACGATTATCCTGGGCTATACCGCGACGGCGGGTCAGGCGATTTGCCCTCCTTACAGCCATGGCGGAGCCCATCAGTACTTGACCCATGTGATCGAGTTGTGCAGCGCCCCCGGAGCGACATTGGAGCGGCTGATCATCGGGGACGATTACGTGGAGCTGGGGGAGACCGAGCACCCCGACTACGGTTTCCCGGTCCTCGGCGAAGACTACGAAGGCCTGATCTGGGTCAAGTACTACGACGGTACCCAGACGTCCGCCGATCCCATGATGCTCGCGAAATACGGGGACCACGAAGATCGTCCATGGACGGCAAACATGATCGGTGAGGGCATCTGCTATGCCATCCTCACCTTCAAATTCAATCGCTCCCGCCTCTCGCAGGTTCCAAGGTACCGCTTCGAGATGATGGGCATTCCCCTTTACGACATCCGAAAGGACAGCACCGCCGGCGGCAGCGGACCGCATCGATGGGACGACCCCGGCACCTGGGAGCAGACCGCCAACAACGTCGTGATCGCCTGGAACACGTGGCGTGGTATTGCCCTGCCAGGGGGCGAAATTTGGGGCGGTGGCGTCGATGTCGACGCGCTTCCGCAAGCGAACTGGGTCGCGCAGATGAACAAATGCGACGACCCCGTCCCGGTCACGGCGGAAACGACCGAGCCCCGGTATCGGTGCGGCATCGAGGCACCGCTCAGCGACGAACCGGCCGCAGTGATGCAGGAGGTGCTCAAGGGGGCATCGGCGCAGGTGGCGGACATGGGGGGATACTGGCGTATTCGCTGCGGTGCGCCCGATCTGCCTGTTTACGCCCTCACCGACGATGACATCCTGGTCAGCCGTGAACAGGAATACGATCCGTTTCCGGCAATCGGCGACACCTACAATGCTGTCACGGCCACCTACCCGGATCCTGAAAGCCTGTGGGAGGCGAAAGATGCCCCGGCCCGCTTCAACGCGAACTGGGAAACCAGCGATGCGTTCGGGCGCCGTACGGCCGAACTCAAACTGCCCGCGGTTCCCTATCCGAACCAGGTCCAACGGCTCATGCGCGCCTATATCGAGGACGAACGCCGGTTTCGCCGCCATATGTTCTCGCTGCCGCCAGACGCCTTGGCGATCGAGTTGCTGGAGACCGTGGACTACAGCTCGGAGCGCAACGGATACGACGGCAAGGACTTCGAACTCGCCGAGATCTCCGAAGATCTTCTCAGCGGGATCCGCAGGGTCAGCTTGCGTGAAGTAGATCCGGCCGACTACGACTGGAGCCCGGAATTCCAGCTTCCAAATCCGGCCACACCGACCGGTACGACACCGGTGGCCTTGTCGGTGCCCGGCTTCAGCCTCGTGGCAACCGTAGTCGCGGATGCCGATGGAAACGCGCGCCGCCCGGCCATCCGTATCGGCTGGGACACCGATATCAGAGCCAGCGGCGTGCGCTGGGAAATCCGGCGGGTCGGCCAGAGCGCGGCGGACCTGAGCGGCGCCACGGTCGACATTGAGGCGGGCTCGATCACGATCTTGGAAGGGGTGCTGCCTGCCCAGGGGTATGAAGGTCGCGCGCGCTTGATCACAACGGGAAAAACCTCCTGGACCGGTTGGCTCTCCGTCACCACCCCGGACGTGCGCCTGGGCGTGGCCGACCTGGTCGACGATCTGAACGCCAGGATCGACACGGCATTCGACCGGCACGACGCGGTGCTCGAGGACGCCACCGGCACGGTGGCGGATATCCGCGACCGGGTGTTCGGGCTCTTCGGGGCCGAGTTCTTCGCCGCCGTGCCGCTCGCCGAGCGGCTGGAGCTCGTCGTCGGGCCGCTCGACCCGGAGAACCCGGTGGACCCGGCCGCGCTGCCGGACCTGCCGGTGGTGTCGCTCTCCGACCAACTCGGGGTGGAACGCGCGCGGCTGGATTTCGAGATTCCGCAGATCCGCGACGCCGGCACCGGGCTCGACGATATCTGGGAGCGGCTGATGGAGCTGCGCGAACTGGCCTTCGCCACCGACAAGAAGTTCGCCGACGCCGGGATCATCGTGGACCCGGATGCCGGAACGGTGTCGATCCGCGCGGTGGAGGCGATCGCCGGCCGGCAGAGCGAGGTGGAGATCAAGCTCGACGCGGCCGAGGCGCTGCTCGAGCTGACCGCCAGCCGCACCTACGTCGACCAGAAGGTGACCGAGGCGCTGCTCGACCCGACCCAGCTGCCGGTCGTCAACGATCTGACCCTGCGGGTCACGGATCTTGAGATCTCGCTCGATGCCGAGAGCGGGCGGATCGACCTGCTCAACGAGACGCTCACGGTTGAGGGCGCGCTGGTCAGCATGGCCACGGTCACCGCCGAGCTCGACAGCCTGGGCGAGGCGCTGACGCTGCGGGTGACCTCGGAGGATTTCGACGCGGAGGTGGGCCGGATCAACGCGGTGGAGCAGACGCTGACCACCCTGGGCGATGTTTCCGAGCTGCGCCAGACGGTCACCGCCAGCCGGCCGCTGGCCGAGGGGCTGGACGATCTCACCGAGGCCAGCATCGCCGACCTCTGGGAGATGTGGCGGAAGGGCGAGGCGATCCGCGAGGCCTCCGCCGCCGGCCGGCGCGAGCTGCGCGCCAGCGTCGACGAGCAGTTCGCCGCCGAGGCCAGCGAGCGGCTGCAGCTGCAGGCCGAGGTCGGCGGATCCATCGCACTGCTGCAGCAGGAGGCCCTGACCCGCGCGACCGAGCTGGAGGCCCTGGGTGAGATCGTCGATCAGATCGACGTGGGGCTTGCCGATCTCGAGGGGGAGACGCAGGGGCTCGCCACCACCCTGGACGAGACGCGCGGACGGGTCACCGAGACTGAGGACGGGCTGGTCGCGGAAGGCACCCGGCGCGAATTCCTGGGCGCCACGGTGCGCGACCTGGAGGGGCTGGCGGAAGAGGACGCCGAGGCCGCGATCTGGGATCTCTGGGACCGCTGGTCGGCCGATGCCGACATGCGCGACGGCATCGCGGTGCGGCTGCGCGAAGCGGCCTCGCGGGTCGAGGAGGGGCTGTTGGCGGAGGCCAGCGAGCGGCTGGTGCTGGGCGCGGCGCTGGAGGAGACCAGGGCCACGGTCGTGCAGGAGACCCGCGCGCGGGCCGATGGCGACAGTGCGCTGGCCGAGCAGATCCTGCAGCTCGATGCGCAGGTGGGCACGGCGCAGGCCGAGCTGGTGGAGCTGAACACGGTCGACGTGACGTCCAGCTCGGCGCTGGTGCAGGCCTTCCTGAGCCTTGAGGGCGAGGTCGAAGATGCCCAGGGCGAGATCACGCAGCTGAACACGGTCGATGTG